ACACCCTGCACCCATGCGTGTCCGAAACTCACAAAGACCAGCGCGCAGAGCATCTATCTTTCCATCAATCTGTCAATTTTTTCTTCAAGCCGATCAAACTTATTCATAATTTGAGAAAGAACCTCAGAGCTGTCAGACTTTGTGACGTATTCTTTAGCCATTTCTTCGCGGGTTCGATTAAGCAGAATACGAAGGCGATCCAGCTCCTCACGTTGTGTCTTTAACCACCAGCCAATGCCGGCGATTACGACTCCAAAAAGTATGTTCAAGATCGCGTCCATTTCCATTTTAGTAACTGCCTTCCCAGACCCGAAGGGCGCTAAATTCGTTGCTTGCCAACTTACGTTTTAACACATCTTTGACCGCTTGTGTATCAGTCCATGACACGCCTGCCTCTTTAAGCCATATGGCCAGCAAACCCATGTCTACGTTGCCAACGTGCTTATAGTCCGAGCCAAAGCTGTTCTGCGCCACCTCACGCGCTTGTGCCGCGTCCTTGAGCATATGGGATGCGTCAAAGGTTTTCTTGATAATGATTTTATCATCATCAACAGTAAACTTTTCAGAGACTTTAGTTGAGTGATTTGCTTTTAACATTGATCGACCTTTTAGTTGGCTTTTTGGCAACCTTCGCGCCATTGGTTTTTGCGGGTTTAGCTGGCGCAACGGCCACTGGCTTTACGTCTTCCAGCACAGTTAAAATGGCTGGGCGAATTTTGGTGATTTTCTCAATTTCTTCGTCGGAGAGAATGACTGTTTCGCCCTTCTCAATCCGGCCTTTGCTGCACTTCATTTTCAGTGCATTTACAATAACTTTTTTCATTTAAGCCTCCAGATGGTGAAAGGGGGCGACACAGGCCGCCCCCAATTTACACAATTAAGAAGTTGTGTTGTCGAAGATGCCGCCGTTGGCAGCTTCGTTTTTGGCGCAAAGTGTAAGCTCTGTTACAACTTGGCGAGTAGTGTTGTCGCCAGTTTTTGCCAAAGCTACGTTCTTTTCACGGCTTGGCATAAATTCTACGCTTCCCCAAGGGGTTACATATACTGCCAAGGATTTGATAACACGCTCATCGCCAGCTTGTACTGCTGAACGCTGGTTGTTGTTACCTGTGAAGCCCAGAGCTACATTCATTTGGAAAGCAGACAAGTAAACTGTGTCTGGCTTGCCGCCTTCTTCCCAGATGGACTGCATAACGCCGTCGAAACGAGCCTGCGAGAACGCAATCAAAGTTGTGGTCTCATCTGTACGAGCGTCTGTACCGTCGCCAGTTGGGTCAGCACCTTCGTTAGCACCGAAGTCGGTGTTGGTGGTGATCCATGCAGGAGCGCCAGCAAGTTCACGAGCTGTGGTGGAGTTACCAGCAGCGCGAGCATTGTTGTCGAAAAGTGCTTTTTCGATGTCCAATTTTTGCTCTTTGGCGATTTTCAAAGTTTGGTATGCAACTTCTTTTGCACGACCAGCTTTGTCCAAACCTTCGTCTGTGTCTGGAACGACAACAGCGTTTTTGAAGATTTGTGTGTAGTTGCCGAGACGTGTTGTAGCAGAGCGAGCTTCGCCTGCTGTTGCGTCACCCTCAATGTGAGCGTTTGCAGCGGAAGCACGAAGGCTATCTGTCTGCCATTCTACCAAAGTGTTCTTGGCAGATTTTTTAGCAGACTTGCTGTAAAATGGAGTTTCCTCTGGTGAAATGTTATGAATAACATTGCTGAGGTCTTCACGGATGCCGACAGAATCATAGCTGTCGAATGTGTTTGCTGGCTGTGCCATTAGTGTGTCCTTTCAAAGACTTACTGATTTAAGATCAAGCTCAATGCGTCGTCGATTGAGCCAGTTTTCTGCAAGCGAGTTTTCGCCTTGTTACGAGTTGCAGCGTTGCCATCATTTCGCTTTTTCGCTCCAGCCTTCACCACTGGCCGGGCTTTCTCGCCTTTGGCCTGTACTGATTTGCGCTTCGCAACCAACTCTCGATACTTGCGAGCATCATTTAATGCCCGCACATAACGTGAGTCTGTAACCGCCGACATTTCTTGCTCCGTAAAGCCGTACTGAACGCCAGTTTGGACTAAACTATTCTTGAGCTTGTCTCCCTTATCGGGGTCGGCAAATTCAGGAATGTGCTTTTGCAGAATTTCGGCTTGCTCTTGAAGGTAGGCTTGACGTGCCTGTTCTTGAGCCTGCGTCCGTTGCTGCTGCACTTGGTTTAGTTGCTGCATGTTTTGGGCGTACTGTGCGTGAGCCTCGTCATACTTGAGCTTTTCTTCCATGTACCCGATTGGGTCACTTTCAAATAGCTCGCGTGTTGGCGGGGTTGGAGCTTGCAGTCCACCGTTTTGCGCTTGCTGGTGCAGCTGAACAATTTGCTGTTGCTGCTGTTGCAATGCGGCTGCATGTTGCTGAATTTGCTTACGCGCCTCAGCAACTTCTTGAAACCGCTTATTAATTGCCGCTTGTCCCGCAGCAGATTGCTTTAACTGATCCAGTGTCCACTGTTCTTCCTTGCCGTCAACCTTGACGGAGAAAACAGTGGTGTCTTCAGTAGCCTCTACAGGGTCTTCGTCGTCAACCTCGACATCATCAAGATCATACTCATCCTGATCCTCGCTGGATGCCTCAACGTCATCTTGCTCTTCACCGCCAGCTTCGACTTCCTCAACCTGATCGTCATCGGGTTCAGTAATCTCATTGACGGCTGCGTCAAGATTATCTTCTCCTGCGGATACTTCCTCGGAGGTTGCCAGCAGGCTCTCTGCGGCTTGTTCTAGGGTAGTCGATTCCATCGGTGCTACTTCCTCTGTTTGCGATCCAAAAGTGTCTCTGCCGCAAGCGCGGCGTCAAGGTTCACTTCGATCTGGTTAAGCGCACGGATTATCGCGTGCGCCTCCTCACGGGCGGCTACGTCAGCTGCCCCACTGCTCGCGAAAATCTGCATTTGATTTTCGCGCACACTCTGCATGAACTGCTTAAATGCAGTGTCGTTTTTCAAGCGACGTGCCTCATCGGCCTCTATGCGTATTTCTGTTGTCATTACTGCGGCACTCCCTGAGCCATGCCGCCAATCATGCGCATTTTATCCTGCTCAGCCTGCACGCGGGCAACGTCAACCGCTGTGCCGTATTCGCCATAGATTTTGGCGGCATCAACCAGCAAGTCCTGCGCCATCTGATCCCGCTTGAGATCATCATTTGCGGCAGCCTTCTGCATGTCGAGTTGCAACTTAGCCATGTCTGTCTGCGCCTTGGTCTGAGCCTTCATTTGCTCAGCCTGCAAGAACGCAGCGTTTGGATCAGCGGCTTGACCCTGCTGAGCCTGTGCCTGTTGCTGCATCTGCAACATCTGCATTTCAATCTCTGGCGTGATTGGTGCAAAGTAACGGTCGGCGTTGCGTATGCCTGCAACAGCCAGCTGATCTGCCAGCGTGTTGCGGATATTAGTTAAGCTGACCAAACCATTCATCGGGCCGTATGTCTGGTAAACCATTGTTTGCATCTGGAGGGCTTGGTTGAGAGCCATTGCCTTCTCTTCCTCACGGCCAGTGCCTAAGCCCACGTTAATCGCAACATCCATTGACTGGTTCCAAACGCGAGGATCAATAGGCACAAACATGCCATTCATCCGCATCATTTGCTCTTCGTCAACATTCTTGCTCATCAAGCGCAGCATGATGCCAAATAGATCACGCATACCATCGGCAAGGTTGCGCACCATAACCTCAACCTGACCCGCTGCGGCCTGCACAGTGGCCTGCACAGCAGCCTTTGTGGTTGACTGCATTGCATCTGGGTCGAGGCCCATTGAGGCTCTGGAAACGCCTGTCTTGCTCTCCACGAGGCCATCTAGGTATGTCAGCGCGCCAAGTGTCTGCCCGGCAGTAAATGGAACGGACAACTCTTGAACTGAGCCTTGCTGGCGCATACGCACGATTGCGCCAATCTCGTTGTTTAGAACGTCGTCAATATTAACTGCGCCTTCAACAATGCCAAGGCGAGGATTGTTTGTCATCGCCACGTTATCAAGGATGGAGCGCAGCACAGATGTGGCGGCGTCTTGGTCATCCATAACAATCTCGGCCAGTGAGCGACCATAGAATGTGTGTGGCTCTGGGTCTATTTCAAACTTGGCAAACGGCAACTCATCGCATGGCTCAACGTCCAGCAACTCATAGGCAGTGCCACCGCATGTGAGCTTGTGCAGAATTGGCACGCCAGTTCCGTCAGCATCAATGCGCATGTACGCTTCCGTCACAGTGACGTTGCGCATTGCCGGGTCTTGCTCATCGTCGTCAGAGGTATCCATGTCATAGCCACGGCGCTCATACACCTCAGCCTCTGTCATCTCTGACCCGCTCTCCAAGCTATCTAGCTTAAGAACAACGTCAGGATCGTAGCCCATTGCGATCAAATCGCCAGCGCGCATGTCTGTGCGGTGCGCAACTATATACGCATCGTCAAAGCTGCGTGCGTCACGGTTGATGAAGAACTCTTCCGGCGGCACGCTCTCAATGCACAGCTCACCCATTTCCTTCTGGCGGCTTAGCTTTACGCTATGGACGGGCAGCTCAATCTCCATACCCATTTGGTCCATTGAGATTACCATCTCAACGCTATGCTCAAGCACAGTTACGTTGTCATCGTCTACCAGATATGTGTACTCATCGTCGGATAGGTCGGTGAATGTGAAAATCTCGGCCTCTGGATATGTCATCCAGTATGCCTTCACGATACCTTGCTTTTTAACCAAAGCATCTTGGAAGGCGTCATTGATGACACGGTATCCGTTCAGCCGGGTAAACTCGTGGTGCATAAACTCAGTGGCCTGCTCGGCCATTGCCACGTCCTCTGGGCCACGCGGCACAAATTCAACGGGCTTGGCCGTGCTGAGGAATATGCGCATCAGGCTTGGCTTCACGGAACGTACAGTATCCCGTACTTTTGTGGCTACAACCTTGCTGCGTCCATTCTCATGGCCAAGGTCAACCTCGCCGTCGTAGTAACGCTGAGCCTTGATCCGGTCTTCACTGATCTAACTCTCAATGAAGTCCACTGCACTTGAAATTGCGTCCTGAACAAT